TAACAGGATCAGTAGCAAGTGATGGTCAAACACCAATGACAGGAAGCCTTGCAATGGGTGGAAATAACATAACAAATGCAGGAACTATAACAGCCGTAACAGGCATCTTTGGAGGATCATTCTAATGGCTCAGACTAACTATACACCGATAAGTCTGTATTATTCTACGACTGCTAGTGCAGTTCCTACAGCAGCTAATCTTGTCCCTGGCGAACTAGCGATAAACACAAACGATGGTAAGTTATATTACGAAGATTCTAGTGGAGTAGTACAAGTATTAGCTACTAAAAGCACAGGCTCAATAGGTGGTTCTAACACACAAGTACAGTTTAATAATAGTGGCTCATTAGGTGGCTCATCAAGTTTTACATGGGATGGAACAACAGTAACAGCTACTAAGTTTGCTGGTGCATTAAATGGCACAGTCGGTGCTACAACAGCGAGTACAGGTGCGTTTACTACACTTTCTACATCATCTACAACTACATTTTCAGGACTAACGGCATCAACAGCATTAGCCTTAGATGCAAGTAAGAATGTAGTATCTGTAACAAATACAGGTACAGGTAATAATGTTTTATCAGCTAGTCCTACACTTACAGGAACGATAGCTGGTGCTAGTTTAAGTTTATCAAGTCTAACAAGTGGTCGAGTAACTTATGCTGGTGCTAGTGGATTATTAACTGATAGTGCTAATTTAACTTTTAATGGTAATACTTTAACTTCATCAAATGGAACTGGTGCAAATCTTGTATTAAATTCAACAGCCGATATTCCTTATGTTGCTTTTAATCATAGTAGTGCATCTAAATTTCTTATTGGTGCATCTGCTGTTGTAGGTGGTGGTACTGGTTATTATGACTTTTATGGTGCTGCAGCAATAGGACAAAGATTTTGGACTGGTGCAACAGAAAGAATGAGAATTACTGATGGAGGTAATGTAGGTATAGGTACTAGTAGTCCTAGTTATAACCTTTCTGTAGCTGGTAACACAGCATCAGAGATTGCTGTTCAAATTATAAACTCAAGCATAGGTAATACAGGTTATCGCATGGCAAATAGTTTGCGTAGTTGGGCAATGTTTGTTAATGATAGCGATAGCGGTGCTTTACGCTTTTATGATTACACAGCAAGCGCAGAACGGATGCGTATAGACTCTAGTGGCTCGTTACTTGTAGGAACTGCAAATGCACCAACAACGGGTGGATTTCCACGCTCTGTTGTTTTATTTAAACAGTTAAACGATACAAGTGCATACTCAGGAATACAACTAGAGGCTAATGGAAATACTAATGTTTTAGGTATTGGATATAACGGAAGTACTTTTAACTTTGCTCAAAGTTATAGGACTACAGGGGGTTTTATTCCAATTTCTTTTAGCACTAGTAACGCAGAGGCAATGCGAATAGATACTAGTGGTAATTTATTAGTAGGTACTTCAAGCCTAGCATCTTCTGAAAAATTAAATGTTACAGGAACATCTGCTGGGTTTTTGCAATGGACTCAAAATAGTAATGCAAGTCCTTATGGTGCAATAGTTTACTTTTCCGCAGCAGCACCAAACAATGCTACAAATGTGTTTGTTAAAGGTCAGGATAATGCTGCTGTAAGATTTGAATTGCGTTCTAATGGAGGTCTTGCAAACTTTTCCGCCAATAATGCTAATTTATCTGATGAACGAACTAAAAAAGATATTCAAAATTCTGGTAATTATCTTGATAAAATTTGTGCCATTCCAGTTCGTACTTTTAAATACAAAGATCAAACAGATAATGAATTAAATCTTGGAGTTATTGCACAAGAAGTGGAAAAAGTTGCCCCCGAATTAATTGATAATTCAGGTTTTGGTGAAACACCTGATGATGGTATTCCGTTAAAAGCAATTTATCAAACAGATTTGCAATATGCACTAATGAAGTGTATTCAAGAACAACAAGCATTAATAGAATCATTAACAACCCGACTAACTGCATTGGAGAATAAATAATGGCAACTTTTACATGGAATGTATCAGAAACAAACTATGAAGTATCAAATGGTTTTATAACAACTGCTCATTGGCAATGCAATGCAGTCGATGGCGAATACTCTACATCTACATACTCAACTTGCTCATGGTCAGATGGCACACCTAGCGTACCTTATGCTAATGTAACAATGCAAGAAGTATTAGATTGGATATGGGCATCAGGAGTAGACAAAGATGCAACAGAGGCATCATTAGCACAACAGATCGAGTTACTCAAGAACCCTGTTACTGCAACAGGCACGCCTTGGACAACTGTGTAAAGTTTTTTAACCAACCTAGGAGTATTAAATGAGTCAAGACACGAAAAAAACTCAAATAACGATTGATGATGTATCTTATAATTTCGAAGATTTAACACAAGAGCAACAAGAATTATTTAAACATTGCATCGACTTAGATAGAAAGATTGGCTCTACTCAGTTTACTCTTGTGCAATTATCTGTAAATAAAGAGGCATTTATTAAGAAACTGAAGGATTCTTTAGAAAGTTGATATGGCAGAGATAGACCCTATAAAAGTTGGTGTCATGTGGCAAAAATTAGAGACTATGGAACGAGAAGTTTCTGAATTGCGTGATGATGTCAAAACACTATTAGAAATGGCTAACAAGTCTAAAGGTGGCTTATGGGCTGGGATGCTTTTTGTCTCAGCTATTAGTTCTTTTGTAGGGTTTATTTCGCATTACTTTACTGTTAAATAATGGAAACAGTAGACATACTAGCAAAGATATGGCCTCTATTAGTAGGGTTTGTAACGCTTGTTATTGTGCTTGCTAAAATGGATAATAAAGTGTCAGTCCTTGAAGAAAAAGTGAAGACGCTGTTTGAATTATGGAACAAAAAATGATTCAAGACATCCTAAAGGCGGTACTGCCAATTATCGTAGCGTGTTTAGCATGGCTACTTGGTCAAGTATCAGACTTTTCTACACGACTAACAAAGATTGAGGGGCAGATGCCAGCATTAATCACCAAAGAAAATGTGCCTACAGATAGTCCTATTAGTGCAGAGGCAAGACATAGAATGAGAGATGAAATTTATAAAGATATTCATCAGTTACAAGTAAAGGTGCAACTGCTTGAAGAACGAGAGAAAATGGGGAAAAAATAATGTTTGGAATAGATGATATTTTAAGTGTTGGCATGAAATTGGTAGATAAGTTTGTCCCTGATCCACAAGCCAAGCAAGAGGCTCAAATCAAACTGTTAGAGATGCAAAAGAATGGCGAGTTGGCTCAATTACAAGCTGATGTAAACGAGCAACAAGAACTCACCAAGCGACTTCAAGCAGATATGATGTCAGACTCTTGGCTATCTAAGAACATTCGCCCTATGACGCTTGTATTCATTCTAATGACCTATACTACCTTTGCCATGATGAGTGCTTGGGATATTGAAGTAAATAACAATTATGTTGAGTTGCTAGGCCAATGGGGGATGCTAATTATGTCATTCTATTTTGGTGGTAGAACACTTGAAAAAATTATGGATATGAAGAAAAATGCAACTAAGTGAACATTTTAGCCTTGAAGAACTTACGCATACAGATCATCGTGAATTTGACAATACTCCAAACGATGTTGAACTCAGTAATCTTACACGCTTGGCAGAGTTTCTTGAACAAGTTAGAACGCTATTGGGCAAACCCATTTTTATTAATAGTGCTTTCCGTTCTAAACTGGTTAATGATGCTGTGGGTTCTAAAGATACTAGTCAGCATAGGATTGGTTGTGCTGCAGACTTGAGAGTTGTAGGAATGACTCCTGATGAAGTAGTTAAGACCATTATTGCATCTGACCTTAACTTTGATCAAATAATTAGAGAGTTTGACAGATGGACTCATCTGAGTATCCCAAACTCAATTCATAACCAACCACGAAAACAAGCCTTGATCATTGATAAAAGTGGAACACGCTTATATAGTAGTGCAGTCTGAAGTCTAAGCATATCTTTATCAGTCTCAATATAAGGCTTATAGTAGTAAATACTTTTCTGTACTTTCATGGTTTTTTCACCAATCTATACATCTTGTACTTGCGACTTTCGTGCCAACGATCTTCAATAATATAACCTTTGGCTCTTAGTTCACCGACTCTAGTGCTTAACTTCATAGTGCCTGCTTTATGTAGTGCATCAAGAGGACTAATCCATTTGTGTAATGCTTGAACAATCAATTCGTACTGTTTCATATATTCTCCTCATAAAAAGCTAAATATTCGTCAGGTTTTAAGTTCTTAGGCTTATGGAAAAATACACGATTCTTTAAGTCGTATTCCTCCATAAATGCTCTACTATTCTCTAGTTTAATTTGATTAATAACATCCTCAAGAACATAGTTAGGCTTGCTTAAATCAGGATTTTCTACTCCATTGATCATCCTAGGTCTAGCTGCAGCTTTTAACTGTAATTTTTGTCGTTCTGTAAACATAGTTGTCCTCAAAATGGCATATCGTCTGGGATGTCTGCTAAAGTCTTAGGAAATGCATCTTTAGGCTCAGGATCGTTCAAATAAGCAATTAAACAACCATCTTTAAGGGAGAATAAGGGGATTGTTTCTAGTTTAAGCATAAGCCCATTCTTAGTCTCTAAAATGATTCCTATTGATTGATACTTCTTCTTAGCCTTTCCATCTTTATCTTGATACTCGGATACTGCTGCTTTGATGTAATATTTGATTGCGATGATAGTTCTCCTTTATTGATGTTTGGCAAAATTGCCATGAATTGAACTTCTTAAAATGTGTAGTGCTGTTTTTGCTTCTTCTATATTGTCAAAAAACCCTGCATCATAGCGTTTACCATGTTTGTTGCAACTGGCTCGCCATTTCTTGCGTTGGTTTTCCCAATAAATACCTTTAATTCCTGATGTGTTATCTATTCGTTTTTTGGCATTACAAAAGTTTTCAGACCTTGTTGCTGCTCTTAAATTTTCAATTCTATTGTCTGATTTATTGCCATTAATATGATCTACTTGTTCTGGAAAATGGCCATAGTGCATTGCAAAAATTATTCTATGAGCACAAGTTGGAATATTGTTTACATTTACATAAACATAACCTATTTTTGAAACCCAACCAGTTCTTTGCCCAACTTTAACGCAATTACTTCTTGCGACTTTCCAATAAAGTTCACCATCTTTGTATTCAAATAAAGAATTAAAATCCATTTCATTCACCTTTCATTAATTGCATTTCTACTTCCACTTCATTCAAGAACTGCTTTACTTCATCTTCTAACTTCTTAATAAATTCTTCTTCTCGCATAACTTCTTCTATGTATAACTGTGATCTAGCTGGCATACGAGGGTCAAATGAAACGAACCAGACCGACTTAGCACCTGTACATGACATTTGTGCTTGTATTTGGGTATAGTATTTAGATGGGCAACCATCCTTAAAATATGACCAATGGACTGCTGATTGATATGGACACTTCAATTCGAGTAAAGAATCACCAATAACACCATCAGGACTACATCCAAAGTCTTTAATTGTAGGATGATCGACAAACGCAACTTGATCTACAAACACATTATGAGCAACCTCAAACGCTGTTCTAGCAGTCTGTTCATTGTCCTTGCCCCATTGCATAGCATCGTTTGTGTAAGAAGGCTCTATAACCCCTGTAACCCTTTGTAACGCTAATTCTATTAAATAATTACCTCTTGATGCTGATACACCTGTTTTAGTTTTAGCTAATACATCTGCTACTCGACTAGCTGTCACTTTGCCCCTACGAATCTCTAGCCAGGCATCGCTACCTTGTTCTACTTCTCTGTATATTAATGATTCAGTCATCTGTCACTCCTCTCTTGTTTAGCAGCAATACACATTTCTTGGTATTTCTTAGGTATGTCTGGATGCCAACCTCCCATTAACATTGCACAATTTACCTCTGATTTTCTACCTAATTCAGTTAAATAAATGACAAATCCACACAGTAAAATACCTATTACTATTGACCAAAAGAACTCTCGACTCATAAAATATCCTCCTTTTTATACTTGCGTTTAATGATAAAAGCTAGTTTTCTTAGTGCCATTCTTTCTATTTGTTCTACCTTGAACCTTGGTATTTGCAAGATATAAGCGACTTCTTCTTGCGTAAAGTGGTTATCACTTCTGTGTTCTTTCAAACTTTTCATCTATTTTCCTCAGTAAAGATTCAAGACGATGATTCCATAACTTAGAATCGACATTTGATGGCCATGTAACTAGGTACTCTTTAATTGTTTCAGTAGCCAAGATATAGTCTATTTCTTTTTGCTTACTTAATAAAGAGTCTATTTGCTCATTGATTGTCATACAAGTTCTGCCTTTCTTTTATCTTTTGCCTTAGAAATACGATCAATCGCTATCTTATCCTTACTTAACTCTTTATAGGCTTGACCATAGGCAGCTTTAAGCGTATCCATATCTAAGCACTCATTAATCATATCGCACCAGTTAGTGCAGAGATCAGTTAGATCAGGTGTTTCTTCATCAATCGCATCACTTGGTATATCCTCTCCTGCGTAGATATAAAGACCTAGACCATGTAACGCTATTGCCTTAGCTAAACATCGTTGCATAGCTGTATTTACTGAAAAACTATCAGGGTTAGTCATAGCTTTATTCTGATTATTCATAACTGGTAACTGTGCAGTCATCTTCTTACCAAATGCCTCAACTGTGCAAAACACCATCAAAGTATCACCAAAAGCCATTGGTTGATCGTAAGTCCAAGTGGCTAATGGGTCTAGTTGTAATAGCTGATCTACTGCCCATGCCCACGAAAGATAGGTAAATTTACCTTTTTTTTCTGTGTGTTCGTTAATGTTAATCTTGCGTAATTCTAGGTATTTGCTCATATTAATACTCCAAGTTAGCTTCATCCATCATGTTCATTTGTGCATGGATGAGTTGTGTGAAAATGCCATTTAATGCGTTTTTAGCTACATGACTACTGATAGGTTGTGCAGTCTCAAGATAATGTCTAAGCACATTAAGACTACCAAACACTTCATCTAAATCGTGATACATCTGATAGCAAGCCATGTCACCACGAGTATATTTCTTAGTTTTAGTCATTTAATTCTCCATTGTTAAATTCATATTCAGCTTGTTTTGTAGCTAATGCATAGGCAAAGTCATAGGTTTTTAAGTAAATGTAATTACCTAGACCTGTCATATTGTTTTCGTTTACATAGTCAGCTACTTGTTGATTTTCTTTAACTGTAAACTCAGCAACAGCTTCATTAATTAAATTAGCTGGTTTGTAGTCAGTCTTGATAAGTTCGTTGATACGATCATCAATTAGTTCTTGTCCATCGTCAGAGAGTGGGTCAATCCATAAGGTAGTCATTAAAAACCTCCTGTTTTGTAGATGTAGATTAAAGCCAAAGTAAGGCTCATTAGGACTGTAAAGATAGTTCCGTATATGTAGTCTTTCATGATTACCATTGCCCAAAAAATGTTCTAAAAGATTTAGCTGTTTCGTAAGTATTGAAGTCATTTAGTGAATTCCATACTGCGTACAATTTGTCACCTCTTTGACTTTGACCAATCTCAATAATTTTTCCATCAATGGATTTGTAAACCTTTGGAAAACTATCGTCACCCCAATAACGACCACGCAGTTTAGTTAAAACATCGGTCTCTGACATTTCATAAGACTTGATTGGTTGTGCCCAAGAGTAAGTAGTTGGTTTAACTACATTTGAATGCTTTTCTTCAAAGTCAGCCAAATAAGCTAAATAGATGTCGTTCATTTGTCCCATTTCATTTCCCTTTCGTTTCATTGTTTAAATTACTGCATGACTCAAATATAAACACTTAAATACCACAAGTCAATACTTTTTTAAAATATTTTCACATATTTTTATAGGGGATTTCCCTAATACAAATAACATATGCAAACATTCATTAAGTATAGTATATTCTACGAAAGAAAGGAAATAATTATGAAACCAATGGATTTATTAAAGATTGAATTTGGCTCACTAAGAAACTTGGCTGAGGCTTTACAACTTAGACCCAATACTGTTGTGCTATGGGGTCAAACTCATATCCCATTTAAGTATATTAAGGAAATTGAGAGGCTATCAGAAAACCGAGTTACTAGGGAAATGCTTAGACCAGATGTATTTAACAAGGAGTGAGATATGTCTTGGATAAAACTTGAAACTCATATTTTTGACAAGCTAGAAATATTTAAAATAGCTGAAGAATTGAATATTGACCCTGATTCAGTTGTTGGAAAGTGTTGTCGTGTTTGGTCATGGTTTGATTTAAATACTATTAATGGCGTTACACCAAGCGTTACAGAATCGTTACTAGATCGTTACTGTGGTATCAAAGGGTTTTGTAATGCTATGTTGAAAGCTGGTTGGATGGAAAAAGATGACACAAATTTATATCTACCTAACTATGACCGACATAACAGTCAAACTGCTAAAGATAGGGCTTTAACAGCTAAAAGAGTATCAAAGCATCGTAAGAACAAGATAAGTAACGATGAATGTAACGATATAAGTAACGCTGAACCATTACACGAATCGTTAGATAGAGAAGATAAGATAAGAGAAGATGAGATAAGAGAAGATAAGTCAAATACTATATCTAAGGAATCTAAGATTCCCCCATGCCCTCATTCTGAGATTATAAATATTTATCATGAAGTATTACCTGAACTACCAAGAGTTGTATCTTGGAATAAAACACGAGAGGGTTATCTAAAACAACGATGGAGACAAATGTTCATAGAGTTTGAATGTAAAGACACAGAAGATGGCTTAGATTGGTTTAGAAACGATTTCTTTGTATTTGTCAAAGGTTCAAAGTTTTTAACAGGTAAAGTCGTATCTAAAGACAGAAAGCCTTTTTTAGCTGACTTAGAGTGGATGATTAAACCGACAAACTTCACCAAAATAATAGAGAGAAAATATGAGAATTAAACTTGATAAACCTGTTTTGCAAGAGAAAAAGAGTTATTTCTGCAACGCTTATGGTTGTAAGCTACAAGCATCAATGGGACTAGGAACAGATGGTACTGGTGCGTTCTACTGTCGATTCCATTACGGATCAAAGCCAAATAAGAATGACTACATTACTTTACAGATTGATAAAAACAAAGACTTGGTGAATTTCTTGGATATGTCTTTAAGACCAGAACTGTTCTTTGAAGGTTCATTTGATGATAGAGCAAATTTAACTTTAAAAACAGGTTTAAAAGAATTGGGACTAGAACATTTATGGGATGCGACAAACTACAAGATTTCTAAGAACATCTTAGAGGAGTTGAATTTAAGGCTAAAAGTAGATACTGAGAAAGTATTTGCTAAGTCAGAAGTCACAGACCAGTTTAAAACGATGTTAAATATGTTAAAGAAAGGAATGACAGTATGAAATACAAGATTTACAACGAAGATGGTGAACTAATGCGTACAACACGAACTAAGCAAGAAGCTGTAGCTATCTGTGCAATTCGTAATGGTTGGACTTTTGTATACATAAAACCAGTCAAACCTGTTTATGAGGCAGCTACATTTTGAAAATTCTTATTATTGAGTCCTGTGAAAAGCGTGTAATAAAAACGAATTACACAATGGTTCATGTGAAAAATGCAGTAATTCTAAGAGATTACTTGCAATGCGACTTTATTAGTCATGCAGATGATGTCGATAAATTCATAGATAAAACATACGATGCAATCATTTGTGTTTACGCATCGCCATACATGAAATATAACCGATATTTAGAAATTCTAGACAATTCACCTAATGCAAAGCTGTTTTGGCTAATGAATGATCACGATGTTGAAGATAACATTTTG